TGAATGATATCTTAATTAGAAATGGAGTCACGAGAGATGGTAGGAGAATATTTAAACCAAGTAATGATGAGCATAAAGAAAGAAAGATGATGCACTTAGCATTAAAAAGCATAGGGAGTAAGAAATGTATTACTTAAAAAGAATGGTAGTTTATATATATATAATCTATCTGAAATTATGGGTTGAGTGGCACACTCGGAGATGGGAAAGACAACTCAAAAAGGAGCAGGATTGAACTCCCTTGATGCAGAGCAATCAGTTATAGGTGGCTTATTAATAGACCCTAATGTAAAGCAAATTAAAGCAACAGGCTTACTGCCTAGCGACTTCTCTGATAAAAACCTTGGTCATATATATCAGTATCTTATAGATATGGACAATGAAGATGAGAAGATAGATGCACTATCGGTTAGAGATTATATAGATAGAGAGGGCAATCATTCGGGAGCGTGGACAGGCTTTCCTTATCTTGTTACACTCGCAGAGAACTGCCCAAGCGTGGCAAACATTGATATTTACGCTAGTCATATCAGAACAACTAGAATTAGTAATGAGATTGAAGTACATAAAAACAAAATTAAATACAGTAACTACCAAGACACAGTAGATAAAGTACAAAAACTACAATCAGACTTATCAGATGTACAAGAAGATGGTATGCAAAGCATTGTATCTAAGACCATAGATTATATTACAGACTGTAATGAACATGGTGCAGGATTATCTACAGGGTTTAAAGATGTTGATAAATTACTTAACGGGTTAAGGAATGGAACTCTAACAGTAATAGCGGGTAGACCTAGTATGGGTAAGTCCACATTAGCAATGAACTTTGCTAACAATATATCAAAGAACAAGTGTGTATTATTCTATTCATTAGAGATGACACAAGTACAATTAATGATGAAAATAGTATCAAGTGAAACCAATATTCCCTTGTGGAAACTAGAAAGAAGTCAACTAACAGAAGAAGAAGAGGCTAAATGGTATAAAGCATTAGCCGAAGCGGGTGATAAAAATATGTTAGTGATAGATAAGAGCAATGTATCTGCCAAAGATGTTACAGTAAAGGCAAGACAACTACATGGACAGAGAGAACTTGGTCTTATTGTGGTAGATTATTTACAGATAATGAACTACGATAAATCAAAAGAAGTATCGGAACTTGGTAATATAACTAGAGAGTTAAAATATCTCTCTAAGGAACTAGACATACCCATAATTCTACTTTCTCAGTTGAGTCGTGGGGTAGAGCAGAGAATGAATAAACGCCCTCTAATGAGCGATTTACGCTCTTCTGGAGAGATTGAGCAAGATGCTGATGTAATTATCATGTGTTATAGAGATGAATACTACACCAAAGAAGCATCAACAGAGAAAGGAATGGCTGAAATTATTATTTGTAAAAATAGAATGGGGCAATGTGGTATAGTAGAATGTAAATTTGAGGGTGATTACTCTAAATTTTCTGATATAGAATTGGATATATATAGTTTATGAGGCGTACTTCTATCGCTTATGAATGTGGCAAGACTCGTGTTTCTAAGAGAACTCTTAGGAACGCTAGACTCAATATAAAGATTCATCAAATGACGGAACAAGAGGCTCATGCTTTTTGGGAAAGAAGAAATGCCAGACAAGAAGAGGCAACCAGAAAACATAATGAGATAAGAACTGGGATATGTAAAGAATCAGATAAGCAGATGGTAGAATTACAAGAACTATATGATAGTATTAAATCCCCCCCATTAAAGAAGAAGGTTGATGAACTGCTATTTTGTTTTAATGATTGTTTTATAAAGTGGAATCATTATCATAGAAAAAGATTACGAGTCTTACTTTATGTGGTAAAATCGGAACTGCAAAAAGAACAAGAGGCTCTGAAACAAATGGAGAAAATTCTTGGGTAGCAAATACATTAGAAGTAGTAAAAATAAACCATGTCAAGTTATGTTGGAAGGCTGTATGCCCGAAAACAATACTGTTGAATTTATGCACTTACATACCCCAATGAAACCTTTAGATATTCAAGGTATGTATGCTTGCGAAAGTTGTAGAGATATTATAAATGGGGATAGAATTATGAATCCCCCTTATGAGAAAGAATGGCTAGAGTTACAACAACTTCGTGCCGTTATTAGAACTCAAAGAATTATGCACAAGAACGGATTACTTGGTTGTTTGAAATTATAGTGCATGATATGTTAGTATATGATAATATAGGAGAGTAGAATGTTAGATAAAATAATGAGCATCGCTGATGCTAGTATCAATGTAGGTATAAAGTTAATTAGTTTGGCAATCGTGTTACAGATTGTCTTTGGTCATAGCGTACCATTCTTAGGTGGCAATGTTATTGGAACGATTATAGGAATAATCCAAGAACTTGGTGCTGCTGGTTTGGTTGGTTTAATCGCAGCAGTAATTATATGGCGATTACTAGATGATGATATTCGTAAGGAGTTATCTGAATGAATTATCAAGACCTAATTGACAAAGTATTGAAGAACAAAAGCCTTACAATATTCCTTGCGGTTGTTGTTGTGGCTCTAGTGTTTGGATGGGTGGGATAAATTGACGGGGCTACCATGAGCCATAAGAAACCACACCCAATAAGAAACAAACTACAACACGCTGTCCGTCATAGCGTGTTGTTTCTTCCTAAAATATTTATTAATAAGAAGAAGGAAGGTAAGAAATACCCCAACCATCATGAGTATAGAAGATGAAGAATGGTATGGAACAAGTGTACATCACTTTAATGAGGAACAATCATTAGATAAGATTTTAGAACTAACCAAAGAGGCGTTAGAATTAGCAAGAGAGAAAGATGAACCAAGAGATATGCAAATGAGGTTCTTGTTAAGTATGGCGGTTGATAAATTAGAATCTTTTAGATATGAAAACCCAGATTATATCACATCGTTTTGATATAAACCCAGTTCCCGCATCAAGACCAAGGGTAAGTAGATGGTCTACATACTACCCAAAGAAGTACACTCAGTTTAAAAAAGATATGGAAGCACTTACAGGTGAGTTAGATACGACCCCCTGTGAAAATCTAGTCTGTGTTTCTCTACGATTTAAAGTACAGATACCTAAATCATGGTCAAAAAAGAAAAGACTAGAAAGGGAAAATACATTTTGTGATAATAGTTCTGATATTGATAACTATATCAAAGCAATATTAGATGCACTAAATGGTGTTTATTTTAAAGATGATAAACAGGTAGTTGAGGTTTTTGCTAGTAAGAAGTATAGTAATACCCCAAGTATCTCGTTTAAAATGATGGAGATAGAAAATGACGAGAGGAGAGATGTGTGAAAAGTTAGCAGAAGATTATGCAAAGAGGGCGAGGTCAGTATTTTCCTCGTTCAAAGAGGCTTATGATAAATATATGGAGAGATTAAGTAAACGAACAGATGATGATATTCTGCAACAGTTCTCAGTATCAACCCTTTCTATACCAACTAGAAGAGTTAAGAGTATAATGAGTAAAAATGAGTATATAATTACAACAAGAGATGATGATTGTGAGGATGGTGTATGCAAACTTTAGTAATAATAATAGTATTACAAGTTGCGGTAACTCTACTAGCAGGATGTAGTAAGTTCGAGGTTATGATGGAAGAGCGTAATAAACAATTAAACTGTTCGCCCTCATACGAAACTTTGTGTGATGGGTGGCAACACAATGGAGAAATATGAGTAAACTAGACACAATTAAATTATTTAAAGATTCTGAGTATATAAGATTGTTTGGTGATGATGATGTTACTGAAGAATTTATGGAGAATGTGTATAAAAAAGAACTAGGTTCTAATTTTATAAAGGTAGAAAGTGGTGTAGTTGTGGGGTCATCTGAAGAAGAAAGACCAGCACCAATGCCACCCAAATCTCCATATAAATAGTTTGCATATACTTAATACATGGTGTATAATTAAGGTAATTTAATTAGAAGGGCAAGGATATGGAGTTAGCAGTACATCAGATTAATGTAAAAGTAAATAAAACTGATTTAGATTTTATTGATGCGAAGGCGAAGAGATATGGAATATCTCGTTCTTCCTTGCTAAAGATTATGGCACTTAACGGAGAGTTATCTGTACAAAATTTAGATAAACCATTAAGGATGCCAAAGACATAACGATTCTAGGGGGTAGAAATTCACCATGAGTACCATCGTGGCACTATCATCTCCCCCGAAATGTTCTGTATAGAGGGTGATAGTGGAATTTATAACTGTGTACTATGGGTATGGTACAAGTACAGACATGGTGTTGTGAGCCAATCCTAAGGTTTTCTACCTTGTACCTTTGTCGAAAACAAGGTATCTCAGAGGAATAAAGGGGGGTTATGGGTGTTATTCTTATTAAGGAATGGCAAGGCTAGGGTTTAACATATCAAGCCCTGTATTCCCCTCAAATTCGTTCCGACTCCATTAGAGTCCATTTACCTACCATATAGTTCTTCCCATTTATCA